TCTCCAGACACAAGCTTTGATTCCATCTCGGCTATATCGTCCAACAATTCCTTATATGCAGCCCATCTCTTTTTATAATCTTCATCACCAGCAGACATATCACCAAAAACACCTTGGGGGAAAAATTGTTCATAATAAGACTTATCCCATTCCCACGTCTGTCTCTCTGGGTCGCCGTATGCTGGTTCGTTCGCTATAAGAGATTGATATTCTTGCCATAACCTTGCCTTTTCAGCCTCAAACTCAGCGAGTATTTCAGCGGCATCGGACTTCATGTTACCAAGTAACTGTGTATCTACTGATTCGGACCTTGATTTTAACTGTTCTATTGCCCTGTTAATTTCCTCTATATTATTATAAAGTGTTTCCGCCTCCGTTGACCCAGTATTCATGGAATCAAATAATATAATACCATACTCAGCGGCTATTTGCTTTGCTATCTCCAACTGCCTTGCGTACAAAGCTTGGTTATTAATCATTGTCTCATATAAATCCGCATAGGCTTTTGTTACCGCATCCAAATCGCCACGTTCCAATGCGGCAGCTATATCTGATTTGAACTTGGCAAAAGTATCTCCCATTATAACCGCAAAAACATTACTCTCTATTATGTTTTCAAGTGACTCTGATAAGGATTCCGAGAATTGAGAAAGTACGTCAGATGACCCACGGGCGAGCCCAGTCATTGCCTCCATTACAGCGTTAGCCATATCTCCAACCATTGACCGTACAATCTCATCCATTTCGTTAAGAGCGGCTTTTATACCATCTAATTGCGCCTTTAGGTTATTTAAGATGGCAACATCTCCCGTTTTTTTGGCGGCTTCTATGGACTCCTCAACCCTAGCTATTGCATTATCTAGTTCATCTGCGTCCCTTAGGTTGGCTTCGGACAAATATTGGTATATATCTCTCGAAATATCACTCCTAGCCTCAAACACATATTCAACCAATTTTTCAAAATTAGACATTTTGTCATAATAAATATCCCAATCTCCACGTAAATCAGCCGCAAACCCATTTACTGTTTTCGAAAGTTCTTTGTATTTTGCTATCTGATCGTCAACCAATAAGCTTGCAGTACCAGTGCTCGAAATTAATTTGTCATATAATTGGGTTATTTTTTTTGTATTCCTATCAACCAGTGAGTATACCGCATCATTAGCCTTCTTCATTTCGTTGGCCATTAACTTAATCATGGTTATTACTATCGTTATAACAGCAGCATACGATGACGCCTGTGACATTATGGCCGCAGTGTCAATTCCAGAACCACCCTTTCCACTACTCGTTGTCTCTAATATAGTCTTTATTGAACCTTGTAGCCCTTTAAATGTTGATATAGCGCTTTTTGCGTTTTCGACCATTTTCCCGATAGCACTATCCGCAAGCCCTATCTCATCTACTAAGTCCTCAAAAGTAGATATAACATCATCAATAGCAGATATTGCATCACTTGTTTCTCTCTTAATTTTTTCCGTCTCAATATTTTTTAAAAGTGCTTCAACAAGTCTAATATACTCACCCCTCAATTCACCTGTTGTGAATCCTAGTTCTTGCATTGTTTTCAATAGAGTAAGCATTTTTTTATCCGCATCTGGGATCGCATCTCCAATGCTATCAAAAACAGTTTGTAAATCAACATCCGATAAATCGTCTATTTCATAATTAAGATTTTTTAGTTTTCCTATTGTCTCATCGGATATTTTTATTGGGTCAGCCTCACCCATGTCTCGGATAAGGGATAATGCCTCATTTATTTGACCGAGTGTTTTGTCTGCTATATCGTCTATAAGAGCGTCTATCCCAAGCATACGCTTTTGCTCTTCAAACATACCTTTTGCCAAGTCATTCAGTTTATCTTGCGACAATGTTTTCTCATTTTCTTGACGTGTCCTAAATATCTTGTCAATATTAACAAGTTGTTCGTTAAGCCACTTTTTATCTTTGGCGCGTTTGTCTGCTAGTATTTCAGCCTCAAGTTGAGACCTCTCCCGTGCAAGTTCCTTGTTTGAGTTGCTTAAATCACGCGTTATCTTCTGCACATCAAGCGTTACGCCAGTTCCGAACAGGGAAGCATCATCCAGCCCCAACTTGCGGAGTTTCTCATCAAGCTCCAATGCGCTGGTTTGTGCGTCCTGCATGTATTTCTCAAAATCCTGAAAGAATTTTTTAGACTTATCACCAGCCGTTGATAAACCCTCTGGAATAGTATCCACTATATCACGTATCTGCTCAATGCCCATATCAGAAAGGTCAAGGCCATCATCGCCAAGTGCCTCACGAAGCGCACTCTGCAACTGCTCCTTCATTTGATAGCCTATATCGCCAGCCTCTACACCAGTGTATTTTATGGTCAGCATCTTCGACAATTCTATATCTCCCGTAATGCCGAGTATCTTTTCAAAAAAGTCATTTGCACGCTGCGTCTTTGCAATATTGTTGGCGATTCTGGTTAGTTTCGCATTCAATTCACGCTCAACCCTGTCAATGTCGAACTTTACGAGCATATCCTCGATAAGAGTCCTTATTGCATTGTAGTTTGGGTCGTTCTTTATATTATTGTATTGTTTCTGTAAATACTCCCTATAAGCACCCGCATCCGAAATATCAAAATCCAATCCCGCAAATTTCAACTGGCTCTCCACCGTCTGTTTGGCACGTACCTCTGTCATGGTTTTCAGATATGCCTCATACGCATCACGGGCATCTTTTACCATGTTTATCTCGTCACGGAGAATATCTTGCTTGGTTTTTGCTTTTGTGAGGTCTTTATCTTCTAAGAGATATAGCATATTATACTCTGACAACACTGTCTTGGATAAGTCCATTGTAGCCTTCAGCTCTCTCTGTGCTTGCTCATAACCCTCTTTTTCCGTTAACAATTTTGTTTTCTCATCCTCTCTCAACGCCATTAAACGCTCCGTGGTAAACCTTTCGGACTCAAGCATTTTTGTATAACCTTCGACACCCTTCTTTGCCTCATTATATTTTTTTACTATTTCTTCTATTAATTCTGTTGGTTGGTATTTTGAAATATCTTCAGGTGAGTCAAATAGTTTTATGGGGTCTCCAGATAATCTTTTCGTTAATGATTTAAGATTAAAAACGAACTCTTGTATGCCACGAAGGTCTCCCCGTATATCGCCACTTCTATAAGTGGAAAATAATACATAATAAAGTTCATCTGCTTTTGTTTTAACATCATCCAATTCAGCAGAAACCCTTTCAAGTTGCTTTTCTGCGTTACCAAATACACCAAACGGAAGATTATATGTCCAAGCTATATCACTACTTAATAGTTTTTTATCAATACTTAATGCCTTTTCCTTTTTTAATAATTTTTGGTAGTCACGCTCCATCCTTCCGCGATACAACTTGGCTTCATTCTCATATAATTCTTTTACTTTATCGGCTGCTATTTTAACCTCATCTCCATATTGTTTTGTTTTATCTATGGCGTCTGGGTAACGCTCAGATAGAATTTTTATGGCATTATTAAGTTTATCCATGTCATCCTTATTGCGCATGGAAGGCTTATTGCTTATTTCATTATATGTCTCAATAGCACTTGAGACTTCAGTCATTAATATTTTATATTCACTCGTTGTTTTATTTAGGCGCTTTAAGACGTTTTCTACACTATTAAAACTCTTAACTGCTGACCCAATTATAGCGGTAACTCCAACGCCTATTGCGACCGCTGCCGCTATTGGGTTTGCGGACATTGCTGCGGCTAATTTCCAAAATGCCTTTGTTAACATGTTTGTTGATAAATGCAACTTCTTTTGTGTGTATAAATACACATTCAACATTGTATTTGCATTTTTAGTTGTTAACGTAGCCGTTAACTGTGCTGCTACTTGTTTTTTTGATAATGCTATTTGTCTTAATTGTGCTATCGTTAATTTATTTATGGTATAAGTTAATATTTGAGATACCGCTATATACGATGTATAGGCGACGACCACTGACCTTATCACACCATACACCGTCTCCCAGTTATCCGCCATATTCCTCAAGAACAGCCCAAGCCCCTTCAGCATACCCATGTTCTTCTGTCCTATCTCATAGTACATCTTGTCATAGGCGTCTTTCATGTTCACCCACACACCATGCAGGGTTTCGGCCTGAATCTTCTGCATGTTGTAGAATATGCCACCAGCATTGGTCATGTCGTTGAATATCTCCTCTATCATGCGGAATGGTACGGCGCGGCGTGAGATAAGCTCAAATACCTCACCCGTGGATACCATAACGCCGCGAAGTTCGGTGAATTTATCCGCCAGTAATTTT